GCACCAACCTCATCAATAATATCAAATGCCTTATCAGGGAATTCACGGTCAGTAATATATCTATCTGCTAATTCAACACATAATTTCAAAATGTCATCACTATATGTTACTTTGTGATGGTTTTCATAACGGTCTTTTGATTGTTGAAGAATCTGTAATGTTTCTTCTTTGGAAGATGGGTCAACTACCACTTTTTGAAAACGTCTTTCTAATGCCCCATCCTTTTCAATATTTTTACGATATTCTTCTAATGTCGTAGCACCAATACATTGTAATTCACCACGAGATAATGCCGGTTTGAAGATGTTTGAAGCATCCATTGAACCTGATGAGTTACCTGCACCAATCATAGTGTGGATTTCATCGATGAAAACAATAATGTCGGGGTGATTGTATAACTCCTCCATAATTACTTTCATACGCTCCTCAAATTGACCTCTATACTTTGTTCCTGCAACAACTGAAGTCATATCTAAAGAAACTATTCTTTTACCTTGTAAATTTTGAGGACAATCACCTTCAAAAATTTTCTTGGCTAAACCTTCCACAATTGCAGTTTTACCACAACCTGGTTCACCAATAATAATCGGGTTATTTTTCTTTCTCCTTGAAAGAATTTGTGCGATACGATTAATTTCATTTTCCCTACCGACAACAGGGTCCAACTTACCTTCTTCCGCTGCTTTTATTAAATCACGTGAGAAGTTATCCAATACAGGAGTTTTACTTGAACCGTCTTGTTGTGTTTTGTTTTTTGGTTTTTCGTTTCCGTCTGCTGAGTCAATCATAGTTTTGTTTTTTTTTGTAAAATTAACCTTTCTATTTAGAATAATCAATTATTTAATGAATTTTGACGATTTGTCAGTAGTAAATATTGATATACTGACATAATGTCATATTTTATGTATTGGCACATATTTCGTACAAAGATACGAAAATAAACTTAATAAATGAAAAAATAATATGTTTAATTGGAATGAATTTGATAAAATGTTTGATGAGATGTTTTCTATGAGGTCTAATTTTTTTAATGACAATAATTGGAACAAGAAAACTTATAAATCGCCTGACGGTAGGTATTCATTTACCTATATGTCAAGGGGATTTGATAACAAATCAACAGATGAGTTGGATGAAATGAAACGTAAATTAGAATTGGCAGTTGAAGAGCAAGATTTTGAAAAGGCGGTAGAATTAAGAGACAAAATTAAAAGTTTAGAAAAGAACAAAGAAAAGATTTCAGAGTTAGAGAAAAAACTAAGTGAATGTGTTGAAAAACAAGATTATGAAAAGGCGATAGAATACCGTGACAAAATAAAAGCTCTCAAATAAAAAAGTCCACCTTCGGGTGGATTTTTTTTTTCGTATATTTATAGTTATGAAATCTTGGAAAAAATTTGCGGACACCTTAGAACTAACAAAAGATTTAGAACAGAACTATTACGAGATGAGAAAAATCTTTCAAAGAGAAGGGTGGACAGAACAAGAGTTATCAAGTCCAAGATACTTTCCCCAAGATTTACTGAATTTACATTCTACGTTTATGCCTAGAGTGTTGGGGATTATAAAAACAATTGGAGAATACGGTTTTGATGTTGACAGAGATGAGATTAATGGATATATTATGGATAAACTTCGTCACATAGATGACATAACTCCATTAAGAAAATCAGATGGCAATCACTAAAACAGAAATACTTGGCACAAAAATTATTTGTGAAATTGAATCGTCAAATTTAATAAAAACAGAATACGACTCTGAGACAAGTAAACTTATAGCAACATTCAAAAACGGTATGATGTATGAATATGAGGAAGTCCCTCACAAAATTTATGCTCAATTTAGACTGGCAGAATCACAAGGAAAATATTTCAATACAGAAATAGCTAAGGCTTACAAATACAAAAAATTGGAAGAATTAGAATAACCTATGTATTTATAGGTATGGAAAGTGATAGTAAAATCATTAATAGTTTTTATCTACAAGACGAATTAAACCCCGACATTTGGTATCTGCCAAAAGAAAAGTACATGGGGGACCGTGATGCTCAAAAAGAAAAATTAAAACCAGAAGTAAGAGCAAGGTTATTAAAAGTTTCTGAAATATTTTTGGATTTTATAGATATTGACATCTATGTTCATGATATCATCTTAATTGGTTCTTTAACTGGGTATAATTGGTCAGAGTTTTCAGACTTTGATGTTCATATCCTTTACGATTTTAATGATGCTGGAAAAAACTCAGAACTTTATAAAGAATTATTTCACCTTAAAAAGACCGTATTCAACGCAAAACACGACATTAGAATCAAAGGTTTTGAAGTTGAGGTTTTTGTGCAAGACATTAATGAAAAAGAGACCAGTACTGGTTCATATTCTGTATTACACGACAAGTGGATAAGATATCCCGAAAAAGAAGAATTCAAAATTGATAAGAAGAAAATTAAGGAAAAGGCTCAACAGTGGATGGATATCATTGATGGGGTTTTAGAAAACGCTGAAGATGAAGACCTTAACGACGCCATTCAACTTGTAAAAAAATATAGAGAAAAGTTAAGGAAATATAGAACCTGCGGATTGAAAAAAGAAGGTGAGTATTCCTATGAAAATTTGGTATTCAAATTCTTAAGAAGAAACGGATATATATCAAAATTAGAGGATTTCAAAAATAAAATTACCGACAAAAAATTATCGTTAGAACAAGAAAAAGGTGAATAATTGAAAATTATCAATTAACGATATATTTATATAGAAAAAAATTATGCCAACAACAGCTTGTACTTCGTATTATACTACTGTAGTTAGAGGTTATGTTGCCGGTTCAGGTGACACTCTTGGTACTGTGGTTACATTTAACACACCTAAACCTGTTTATAGTGATTATAGTGGTACGACAGACTTACAGTGTAATGCTGTTGCTTTGGGCGGATTCAATGGATTAAACAATTAAAAAAAAATATAAAAAATGGCAGATTTAAGACCAATCGGAAGTGAAAAATTACAAGGCTCAGATAAGTTGAGAAGAATTATGGAAATTGCAACTTATAATGAAGCTCCTAAAGTTGAGACAAATAATTTGTCCACGACTGATTACACTATTCAGTTGTCAGATGGTAACGTATACGGGATAGTAAAAGAAAGACAAGGATATATCATTAAGAAAGGTATTAATGAGTCTGAATTAGACTATTCTGAACCTATGAAAAATAGAAAATACTATCGTTCATATTCAGAGGCAATGAAAAAATTAAATTTGATTGTCGCAGAAACTAACAGAATTACAGGGAATGAGTTTGAAATTCCACTTATAGGTGAGCAACCTGAAGCAAAAAAAAAATTCGTATTAAAAACAGCTAAAAAAGCTGAACCTGAAATGTCGGCACCACCTGCTGAACCAGCACCGGCACCTGCACCACCCATGGATATGCCTGAACCGACAACAGATACTCCTGATATGGGTGCAGAGGCAGAACCTATGGGTGAACCAATGGATGATATGGGTGCAGAATCTACAGACGTTCCTCCAATGGATGATATGGGTACTGAACCTATAGATACCGAAATTGAGGACGTAGATGTTGATGTTGAAGAAGAAGGGCCAAGTAGTCTTAAATTAATTCAAAAACTTACAGGTAAATTAAGTCAAAGATTAAGAATGTTTGACAAAGACAAAGGTATGGATTCCCAAGACATTAAATATGTTTTGAATTCAATCATTTCTGCTATCGATTTACAAAAATTAGATGACGATGATAGAGAAGAAATTGTTGATAAGTTAGAAGGTTTTGATGAGTACGGCAAAGAAGGTGAAGGTGAATTAGATTTTGGAGTTGAAGATGAAGTTGATTTTGGAGATGAGGAACCTGCAGAAGATATGGGTATGGATGATATGATGGGTGATGAAGAATTACCTACTGAACCTGAAACTAAAGAAGGATACCAATCAGTTATGGATTCAATTTTTAGTGAGTCTGAAGTTGAAAAAGTTTTATCAAGTTATTTTGATGTGAAAGAAGTAGAATCTCCAATTTTAGAAAACAAAAACAAAATGGACTTTTTGAAAAGTAAAATAAATAAAATTACACAAAAAGAAGAGGTTCAAAGATTATCAATCAACGAAACACAAAAACAAGTTGGTTTAACTTTAATTGAACAATACGAGAACACATCATTTATTGGTAGAACTACTAAGAAAAACTTAGTATTCAAAATCAATAACAAAGAAGTTAAAGTTACACCACAAGGAAGAACACTATGAATCTAGTTTTTATAAATGAATTAGGACCCAACTTTAGAGGTGATAACATTTATGAATTCATATTTTCAGATATTGATGATGTATATGGTGAGGATTGGGATAGTGAAACTGCAAATGGTAAACCAACTCCACCACATGTAGAGTTTATAAAAAAAGTAGGCGTACTTAAAAATTCCGATATAGAGTTAGATTTAATACAAAACTCTGATTTTTTTGGGATGTATGACGCGGTTGATGGTGTAATTGCTTTAGGTTGGGAAAAACCTGATAATTACCAAGGAAAAAGATTAGTGTTTCAATATGGAGAAGATATTGAAACTGTAGCAAATAAATTATACGAGAAAGATATCGTATTAAAGTGGGAAAAAAATTTAGTTAGTGATGAAACATATGAATAGCAAATTGGTTAAACTTTTACATGAAGGGTTTTCAATGACCACTCTTGAGAATTTGAATGAAAGACAATTAAATGTTCTTTATAAAAAAATTACTGAAGACAAAGGAAGTGTTCGTATGCCGGCTGATAAAGCAGACCCAGCTAAACTAAAAAGTTTAACAGACCAAGGAATCAATGTAGAGGTATCTGAAGATTTAGAAGACCCTATGGATTTCGAAATGGGAAAAAGAACTCAAAATGCCAAACAAGTAGGTCCAAGTACCGATGATGGTCAAGATGATTATGGAGATGGAATGCCTGCAGAATCAAATCTACAAGAAAAGGCGGTTTCTAAACAACAACAAAAAATTATGGGATTAGCTCTTTCAGTTAAAAGAGGAGATACTCCAAAATCAAAAGTTTCAAAATCAGTTCAAAAAATGGCAAAAGAAATGTCAAAGAAAGAACTTGAAGATTTTGCATCAACAAAACATAAAGGTTTACCAAGTAAAGTTGAGGCTAACGAATCCGATGAAAAATTTATTCAAAAGGCAACCAAGGAAATAGAAAAAAAAGGGACTAAAGGTTCTTTCAAAGAATATTGTGGTGGTGAAGTTACTATGAATTGTATAAAAAAAGGATTAAAAAGTGATGACCCAAAAATAGTTAAAAAGGCTAATTTCGCAAAAAATATTGGCGGGTACAAAGGTGCTGAACACAATGAAGTTAAGAACTTAGAAGAAAGTATTTTAAGAATTATAGAGAATCACTTACCTCCTCACACTACAAAAGGTGAATTGTTAAACTACATTAGAAGAAACGCCTAATGAATGTCGTTATCAAAAGAACAAATATTATTAGAGTATGCTAAATGCGTAAACGATACACCTTACGCACTTAGAACTTATCTACAAACTTACGATAACACACAATCCAAATACGTACCGTTAGAATTATTTAATGACCAAGTAACGTTAGTAAAAGACTACGATACTTGTGAAGAAAATATTGCACTTAAGTATCGTCAGGCTGGAGTATCCACCGTAACGTCTGCTTGGGCGTCAAAACGATTGGTGTTCGCTAAAAAATCAAAACCAGAAAAAATCCTAATTATCGCTAACAAACTTGATACTGCTGTGGAAATGGCAAACAAAGTTCGTGCGTTTGTTGAACAATGGCCGTCATGGTTAGGTGTAGGATTTTCACCAGAAAAGAACGCGGCAAGACATTTTAAGTTAACCAATGGTTGTGAGGTGAAGGCAGTTGCAACATCAAAAGATGCCTTACGTGGTTATACACCAACCATTCTTATATTTGATGAGGCAGCATATATCGACGCTGACGAAGATTTCTGGTCTGCGTGTATGGCATCCCTTTCAACAGGAGGTAAAGTTATTGTAATATCAACACCAAACGGATTTGACCCAATCTATTATTCAATTTATAGTCAAGCAATCAAGGGTATGAATGACTTCAAAATAACTGAGATGTATTGGTTCAGAGACCCTAGATATTCTAAAGATTTGAAGTTAGTGAAGTGTGAAGACATTATACACTATATGTTAAATAGAGGTGATTACAGAGATGAGGATATAACTTTAGATTATTCAGAAATCAAAGTATCAGACCGTGACTTTGAAGATATAAAACAAAAAATAGAAAAGGGATATAAACCATATTCGTCTTGGTTTGAAGCGATGTCAAAAAAATTAAAGTTTGACAAACGTAAGATTTCACAAGAGTTGGAGTGTAACTTTTTAGGTTCGGGGGATAATGTTGTTCCTGCTGAAACCATGAAGAAAATTAAAGAAAACCATATCCGTGAACCCGAAAACAAATTTATGGGGGGTGCCCTTTGGCAATGGAAAGAACCAGTATCAGGTCATAGATATATTATGGGTGTGGATGTATCACGAGGTGACAGTGAAGATTTTAGTACTTTATGTATCATAGATTTTGACTCAAGAGAACAAGTTTTAGAGTATATCGGAAAAGTCCCACCTGACGTACTAGCTGAAATCGCATATAAATGGGGTACTATGTATAACGCATTTATTGTGATAGATATCACAGGAGGTATGGGTGTTTCTACATCAAGAAAATTACAAGAATTAGGTTATAAACATTTATATGTTGATGGAGTAAATCCTGCGGATAAATGGAAATGGGACCCTAAAGCTCAAGATAAAATACCCGGTATTAACTTTAATGCGAAAAGAGTATTGATTATACAAGCGTTTGAGGAAGCGTTGAGGTTTGATTTTGCATTACGTTCGCAAAGGTTATTTAATGAATTGAATACGTTTGTATATGTAAATGGGAGACCTGACCACCAAAAAGGACAACATGACGATTTAATTATGTCTATGGCTATGGCAATTTATGTTGGTGAATCTTCTTTTTCACAACTTGAAAAGGCTACAGAATTAGCCAAGGCAATGATAGAATCTTGGACTACTGAAAAAAATGAATTTAGAGATTCTTCTCAAAATTTTAATCCAGGTTTACCTGTGGATATGAATAATCAATATAGAATGGGTAGTTATCAAGCAACTAAGAGTGATTATGAGAAGTATTTATGGTTATTCGGTAAAGGTAGAGTTTAATTTATTACCGATGAACTTATTATTTATATAAAAAAGATATGGCAGAACAGAATAAATATACAGTATGGCAAAGGTTAGGAAAGGTTTTTGGACCAAATGCCACTTTGGACCAACAACCACCTGTATTCAAATTTGATAAAAAAGAGTTACTAAAAACCACAGATAAGTCAGAGTTTGAAAAGGAAAAACTACAAGCACAGCAAACCATGTATATTGGTAAGCAATGGCAAAAAGTTGAAAGTAACCTTTATACTCAAGCGGTCTATTATGAACCAACAAGAATGGCTTCATATTATGACTATGAGTCTATGGAATATACGCCTGAAATATCTGCAGCCTTAGACATTTATGCCGAAGAATCTACAACACCTGATAAGGACGGATATATGTTACAGATTTATTCTGAGTCAAAACGAATTAAATCTGTATTAGCAGATTTATTTAACAATCGTTTAGACATCAACACCAACTTACCAATGTGGACAAGAAACACTTGTAAGTTTGGTGATAACTTTGTTTATCTAAAATTAGACCCTGAAAAAGGAATTATTGGATGTCAACAATTACCAAATATCCAAATTGAAAGATTGGAGAAGGGTATGAGATTTCAACCTGATAGATATTCACAAGAAATGGAGAACGATGCTTTGAAGTTTACTTGGAAAGAAAAAAACATGGAGTTTAATGTTTGGGAAGTTGCTCACTTTAGAATACTAGGTGACGATAGAAAATTACCATACGGTACTTCTATGTTAGAAAAGGCTCGTCGTATTTGGAAACAACTTTTATTATCTGAAGACGCGATGTTAATATACCGTGTATCAAGAGCACCTGAAAGAAGAGTATTCAAAGTTTTTGTCGGTAACATGGATGACAAAGACGTTGACGCTTACGTACAGAGAGTTGCGAGTAAGTTCAAAAGAGACCAGATAGCTGACCCTCAAACAGGAAATGTGGATATGAGATATAACCAATTAGCGGTAGACCAAGATTACTTTATTCCAGTAAGGGACCAAGCGGCAACAAACCCAATTGAAACATTACCGGGTGGAACAAACTTGGCTGAAATTGCAGATATTGAATATATTCAAAAGAAATTAGTAACAGCACTTAGAATACCTAAAGCATATTTAGGTTTTGAAGAGGCTGTAGGTGATGGTAAAAACTTATCATTATTAGATATTAGATTTGCAAGAACCATCAACAGAATACAAAAATCTATGATTGCAGAATTAAATAAAATTGCAATCATCCACTTGTTCTTATTAGGTTTTGAAGATGAATTAACAAACTTTACATTAGGTTTAACTAACCCATCTAAACAATCAGATTTATTAGGAATAGAGGTTTGGAAAGAAAAAATATTATTATATAAAGATGCAGTTGCTGAAATTGCAAATAGCGTTGCACCTGTATCCGCCTCATGGGCTAAGAAACATATCTTAGGTTTCTCTGATGAAGAAATTAGATTAGACATTCAACAACAAAGAGTTGAAAGGGCGGTTGCAGCTGAATTAGCAAAAACTGCTGAGGTTATTACTACCACAGGATTATTTGATAATATTGATAAACTTTATGGTAAAAAAGACGGTGAAAAACCAGTAGAAGGTGGCGAAGCGGAAAGTGGGGCACCTGATATGGGAGGAGCACCTGATATGGGTGGAATGCCTGAAATGGGTGGGGCACCTGAGCCTGAACCGGCAGGAGGACCTGAATTAGCTCCCGAAGGATTATCAAAAGATGATTTGAACTTACTATTGGAAGAAGGTCTTTTTGGTAAAAATGATTTTATGAATTTAGGTAAAGGAAGAAATTCATTAGTGGAAATAGATGGGAAATTAAAAGATTTACTTAATAACTAATATTTATAAATAAAAAGTATGAATAAGTTTGGTGAAATAAAAAGTAAGGTTGAACAAATAAGCGTGGACTTATTTGGTAAAAATGATTTTACAAAGTTTATGAAAGAGTTCAAATCTAACATTTTAGAAAACAAAGATTTGACTGAAATTTTCTATATATACGACGACCTATCTTCAAAAAAAGGTTTAAGTAAAGATATCGCAACAGATTACGTAAATGAGTCTATTGAATATTGTCAAATCTTAATTGAGAACAATAAGAAGTCTTTAAGTAAATTAACTGAATGGGTTTCTAAGTTTGATGTTAACACACCAAATAACTACAAAAATATTGATACTATTGTTTATAACACATCTATTCGTGATTTAGAAACAGTATTAGAATCTAAGAAAAATATCCTAACGAATATCATTTCTGAAGAACCAAAAAAAGAAATTAAAGAATCTGTAAACTTACCATTATCTACTATGGTTAAAGTTGCCGAAGAAAACTTAAAAAGTGAATTGTCTACTTTAAGTGAATCCGATAAGAAAGAATTGGTATCTATCTCTTCATTATCAAAAGAAGAATTAGAAACTGAGTTTAATACACTTAAAGAATCTGTTATTTCTAATCTGAAAGTATCGTTGAATGAGTCTAAAGAACAAGATATCCAAATGATGATAAATCAAACAATATCTAAAATATCTGATTCAAAATGTACTCACTACGATTTATATAAGTTAAGAAAATTACACCAAGGACTATGAGTAAGAAATACTTTTTTGGTTGGGGAAACATAAAAAAAGGTATTACTGAAATAATAAGAATATACTCTAAACAACCGTCCTTTTTTTCAAAAAAACGAATAGAATCGGGAATCGCATTTATTGTTGCGGAGTGGGGTATGATTTTTTATCTTTTGAAAAAATATCCTGATTTAACTATGACCGATATGATAATGTGGGCAACAATCCAATTTGGGGTGTCTGGTTATATTATTCACCAAATCCAAAAAGAAAAGAAAACTGAAGACAAGAATCAAGAAAGTTGATTTTGTTTTTGTTGTAGATAAGCAGCCTTTTGTTTTTGACTTCTTCTCTTTACAGACTTCTTTGTAAATTCTTGTCTCTCTCTTAATTGTTCAGTTTGTTTTGTCTTATAAACCTTGAATTTATACTGCTTCAAAGCTTGTTCAATTTGAGATGGACTTTTTACTTTAATTATAATCATATTTTTTTTACTTTATAATATAAATATACGAAAAAAAGTCATTTTTGACAATTTTTATTTTAAGCGTTACATTTAAGAAAAATAAACATGAAACTTATGGTTAATGAAAAAAGGAAAAACATCAAAACTAAACATTTTTGATGATGCAAAATGTTTCTATGGAACAGTAGATTCAAAGAATCTTAAATCAATCTACGTAGTTCTACAAACATGGATAGAACCCCTCACTTTAGACGATAATTGGAATAGATTAGTTGGGGAAATTAAAAGACAAATACAACACACATTATTAGAAGTAGTAGATACTCAAACATTCGAAAGAAAACAAATAGTAGATTTAGACTTAAGAACAAGTGGGATACAAAAGAACAAAAAAAGTTTTATGAATTTAGAAATTACTCTATTTGTACACAACACTACTATTGATTTCAAATCACCAATTTTAAGAGAGAAAATAAAAAACATTCTTTCATCTGTTTATAAAGATGATTTGAAAAACAACAAACATTTCACTCTTAGTAAGACAAAAGTTGCCGAATTCAAATAAACCTAATATTTATTCATAAAAGCATTATGAAAATTTTAGGACCAAATGATAGTGGTAAAGGAATTTTAGTTGAGTGGGACGCAGGAATTATCAATCCTAACGAACCACGTAATCAAAATATTATTCAAGAATCTTACGGACAATTAGAACACTCAAAACCATTTGTATTTTATGCAACTCTACAGAAGTGGGGCGTACCAAATAGAAACGGAAGAGTTTACCCTGAAAAAATATTAAGACGTGAAGCTGAAAAGTACCAAGACGTAATTAAACGTGGTATGGCCATATCGGAACTAAATCACCCTGAGTCATCTTTAATTGACCTTGATAGGGTTTCTCACCTTATTACTGATATGTGGTGGGAAGGAAACGTATTGATGGGTAAGATTAAATTACTAACAACTCCTGGTTTCCATGAAAGAGGTGTTGTTTCATCTAAGGGTGATGTTGCTGCAAATCTAATGAGACAAGGTGTTACTATGGGTGTATCATCTCGTGGTGTTGGCTCATTAGTAAAAAAAGGTAATGAGAATGAAGTACAAGATGATTTTGAATTAATTTGTTTTGACCTTGTTTCGTCACCATCTACTCCAGGGGCATATCTTTATCTTAACAAAGAAGATAGACCAAAATATGAAGAAAAACTTGCAGAACACGACGCAACTAACTTCTCGGGGGGTGGATTAGAAAAATCTGTTGACTTAATGAAAAGATTAACCGATTATTTGGGAAAATAATAAATTAAGTTATGGACGAAAAATATTTTGTAGCAAAAATCACAACTGATATGGTTGATGATAACACAGGAAAGATTAAAAAAATTAGAGAAGAAAAACTTGTTAAAGGTTTTTCACCTACTGACGTAGAAGCCAAAGTAACAAAGGCTTACGAAACTTACTCAATGGATTGGAGAATTACGGCAATCGTTGAAAGTAAAATTGATGAGGTAATTGAGTAATTTTTTTACAATTTTTTTAGAAGGGACCACGTGTCCCTTTTTTTATGCTCTAAACTTTTTTCGTTCTATCTTCTTTCAAAAAAGAACTTTTTTAATTTACGATATATTTATGTAAATAAAATAAACGCATAATGCAGTGCAAAAAATAAAATGAGTTTGGAAAAAAACGAAAATTTGGTCGAGAAAGCTTTATTACAAATGAAGTCAATCGAGGAAGCGATAAGCGAAAATGCAAAAGGAATACTTGCTTCTACTATGAAGGAAGAAATCAGTGAACTAGTAAAAGAGTCATTATTTGGCTCCAAATCAAAAACATCTTTACACGAACAAGAAGAAGATGATACCGACGAGATAGAAGGTATGGACGATGAAACTGTTGATACAGACGATAGTGTTGAGATGGGAGATGTTGAAACTGAGGTTGAACCTGATGGCGATGAATTAGATATCACAGCTATGATGGGTACTGAAGTTCCAACTGATAACGAAGACGAATTACCACCACTTGATATGACAGGTGCAAAACCTGATGAGGTGTTGAAGGTGTTTAAGGCTATGGGTGATGAAGATGGAATTATCGTTGTTAAAGATGGTAATAACATTCACTTAACTGATAACAACACAGACACTGAATATTTCATTGATTTAGGTGACGATTCAGATTTATCTATGGAAGAACCTATGGAAAATATGGATGAGAGTGTAATTTACGAATTAGTCTTCGAAGAAAAAGAAGATGAGGCAAACGAATCTGAAATGTACGAAGAAGAAGACGGTGAGGATGGTGAAGATGACGACGACGATGTAAATGAAACAATTTACGAATTGGAAGTTAACGAAACTATGAAACCTGTTGGAACTGGATTCGGAAAAAGAAAAGATGGTATGTCAAAATCTACTGTAAACAATAAAGGTTTCGAAGAGGATATGGCTGATGGTAAAAAATCTGAGAAAAAAGGTAAAGGTCCTAAATTTTCATTTGGAAAAATCAAACATGGTGTTACTGAATCTGAATTAGATGAAGATTACATGGATGAAGAGTACATGGATGAAGGTTGGATGGATGAAGAATCTATCGACACTATGAAAATGGAAGGCGATTACATGGAAGGTGATGATATGTATGGTGGTGATGAGCACGATTACAAAAGAAGAGACGGTCACAAAATGGGTGATGTCGATGGTCATTACAAAGATTATGAAATGGAAGAAGGAGACTATATGGAAGGTGAAGACCTACCTGGTGAAACTACTGAAGCTTCAAGAACCATGACTTACATGAGAAGAGCTCAAAGAGACCGTGTTGCAGCACCAAGTCAATTAAGAAAAGAATCAGTTCAAAAAGAACTTGGTTTATTAAGAGAGAAAAATGAAGAATACAAAAAAGCTTTAGATTTCTTTAGAAATAAATTAAATGAAGTAGCTGTATTCAATTCAAACTTGGCTTATTCTACTAGATTGTTCACTGAACACTCAACAACAAAACAAGAAAAAATAAATATACTTAGAAGATTTGATAATGTTGAAACAATCAAAGAATCTAAGTCACTTTACAAAACAATTAAATCAGAATTAGAAGGTGGTTCTAAAAACGATGTAGTTACTGAATCAGTTCAGAGAGAATTACTTAAGTCACCATCTAACGGTTCTGCATCTAATTTGATTGAAAGTAAAACTTATGAGAATCCTCAATTCATGAGAATGAGAGATTTGATGGCAAAAATTAAATAAACAAATAAATAAACTCTAAAATTAAAAAATAAAATGGGAGCATTATTAGAATCAGGTCTTGTTGGTAACATCGGGTTGAAACACCTTAAAGTTATCAAAGAAGATACTATCAACAAATGGGATAAATTAGGATTCCTAGATGGTCTTAAAGGACACATTAAAGAGAACATGGCTCAGTTATATGAGAACCAAGCATCTTACCTAATCAACGAAGCAGCTTCAACAGATAGCTCAGGTTCATTCGAAACTGTAGTTTTCCCTATTGTAAGACGTGTATTCTCTAAATTGTTAGCTAACGATTTAGTTTCTGTACAAGCTATGAACTTACCTATCGGTAAATTGTTCTACTTCATTCCTAAAATCCAAGGTTATGACATGGGTCAAGACCCAACTAACGGTGGTTCACACATTCCACCAATCGGTTCTCAAAATGGTCCATCTAACCAACAATTAGGATATGGTGCAACAGACAAAAACCTTTACGATAGATTCTACGAAGGTTCTGAACCGGTTTTAGACCCTCCAGGATTATTTGATTACTCTAAAGGTTCATTCAGTGCGGTTACTACATCAGCTGATACAGTTGTTTGGTCTTCTGGACAATTAGTAACTTCAGCATATACTGCAGGTGAATACAGAAAAGTATTAATCAAAATGACTGGTTTCACAGGTGCAGGTGCAGGTAAATTGATTGGTCCTGATGGTCAAGCAATGGACAACGAATCATTCCTTTCAGGTTTGGAAGTTTACGCAGTAGCAGGAGCTCCAAACATCAACGCAGCGTTCTCAGGATTGGGTACGTCACCACTATTATTTAGAGTTGTAACTCAAAAATACGGAAGTGGTATCGTACAATACGGTTCATCTTCTCAATCATCTTTCCCTGGTTCTGCAGGTGCATACGGTGGTAACGATGGATACTACGACAATATCTGTAACGCAGCTGGTGAAATCTATTTAGAAGTTGACGCTCAAGTACCTTGTGCTATCGGTGCTAACTCTATTGATGGTTACTCAGGTATTACTACAACTGTAACTGGTCCTGCTATCAGTCAGTTCACATGTAAATGGAGAGTTTACAAAGAGATGGAATTCGAAGACAGAATTGGTGAGGTTTCTTTTGATTTACAGTCAGTAACTGTATCTGTAACAGAAAGAAAACTAAGAGCACAATGGTCTCCTGAATTGGCACAAGACGTTTCTGCATTCCACAACATCGACGCTGAAGCTGAGTTAACAGCTTTATTATCTGAGCAAGTGGCAGCGGAAATTGACCGTGAAATTTTACGTGACTTACGTAAGGGAGCAGCTTGGACATTACGTTGGGATTACAACGGATGGAAAAGAGGTACTGCATCTAACCCATTAACTCAATACACTCAAAAAGATTGGAACCAAACGTTGATTACAGCAATCAACCAAGTATCTGCACAAATCCACAAGTCTACACTTCGTGGTGGAGCTAACTGGATTGTTGTTTCTTCTGAAATCTCTGCTATTTTTGATGACTTAGAATACTTCCACGTATCTAATGCTTCACCTGAGCAAGACCAATACAACATGGGTATTGAAAGAGTTGGTACATTAGCTGGTCGTTACCAAGTTTACCGTGACCCTTATTTCCCACCAAACACAGTATTGTTGGGTCATAAAGGAACTTCATTGTTAGACACAGGTTACGTTTACGCACCATATGTTCCTCTACAATTGACACCTACAATGTACAATCCGTTCAACTTCACACCTATCAAAGGTATTATGACAAGATACGCTAAGAAAATGGTTAACAACCGTTTCTATGGTAAAATCACTGTCGATGGAGTAAGAACGTTTGATTTGAGAGAATTGAGATAATCAATTAAAATAGAATAAGGAAAAGGTCAGAGAAATCTGACCTTTTTTTATTTTGTGATATTTATTAGTATGAGTAAAAGGATAAATGAAGCTACGGGTACCTCAGGTGATGCTAGAGGTGGGTATGTTGCACCATTACAACCTGGTATAAGATACTTCAAAAAAAATGTAATGGGACCTTTTACTGAACCTGTATCAAAATACAAAAGTCCTGACTTAGAATACGATTCATACGATAATAACATGGAAAGAAGTAAAAAACAAATTGGTAAAGAGGAGAGAATTGCCGATAAAATTTATTATTACATTAAAAATCATCCAGGTTCTACATCAAGTGATGAAGACGGAAATCCAATAAATCAATTCCCTGATAAAAATAAAAATATAGTACCAATTAAGGAATGGGTTGAATTAGATAAAATTGACCTACAAGAAAGAACCACACAAATCAGTGCTGGAACATACACAGGTCCTATTTCTATAGGTTTGAAAAAATGGAAAAAAAATGAATTAGGTCCTTTTGATGAATTTGTTGATAGTGAAATCAATCATAAGAAAAAACAAAAAACACTTAAGAATAATAAAAAAGGATACACCGGTCATTGGGAACCTAACGATGATGGTACATACAAGTTAGATAATCATGATGCTCACACAATAAATGAGGATTTGGCAGTATGGTTTGGTACAAAGAAAAAACCAAAGGGGTCTAAACAACCAAAAGGTCCTTGGGTTAATATTTGTAGAAAGGTTGATGGTAAACACCCACCTTGTGGTAGACCTGACACTTCAAAAGGAGCATACCCAAAATGTAGAGCAGCTGGAGTTGCAGGTAAAATGAGTGATTCGGCTAAAAAGGCTGCATGTGCACAAAAAAGAAAAGCAGAAAAAAATGACCCACAATCAGGTAAAGGTCAAAAACCTGTTATGACTTCGTACAAACCAAAAAAGAAAAGGACCCAAAATGAGTCCTTAGAAAATATAATTAGAAATATTTTGAGTTCACTTTAACAGTAAGTTCCTGAACACCTTTTTTTACCATCAAGACCTTTTATTTTTCCTTTACATACTTGTATTGCATATCCATTAGCATATGCTGAAGGGTAAACATCAAACTTAGATTTAGCTGCAGCCTTACCACGAGCACATAATTTAGTACCCGTTTTTTTACGACCCTCAGACATAACCATATCTTTGTCGTCTATGTTCATAGAAAGTTCCATACCATCTCTTTTTGATTCATTCATGATAAAATCAAAAACTTGGTCCATATTATTTTTAGC